TTCCCAAGTTTGCCGCATTAGCTGTACGTTGTCTAACGCCCATTCCTGGTCCTTTAGGTATTGCCATTACTTCGCTATCCCAAATCCTCTTTTAGCAATTCCGCCACCTCTGCGTGTTGTAATTTTAGCAGATTTGTTTTTTTCCGCTAATCTACCACCTACCAAAGGAGACTGTTTTTCAATTTTACCAGAAAGAAGAATTCTTCTTAATATTGCCATTGATAATCCCATCAGTTCTTTTTTACTCACTTCGGGATGACGATCAGCTATTTTTTTAGCTATATCTTCTTTCATCATTTTCTTTGAGTCTTCTGTTGCAGCTTTGCTTGATTTTTCGGTCATTTCGCAATCCCCATTCCACGTTTAGCAATTCCGCCACCACGTCTTTTGATTGCTCCACCTTTACGCTTTGCAATTCCCATTCCACGCTTTGCAACGCCTCCACCTTTCATAGGACGATTAGGATTATAACCAACGATGCTTTCAACGGTAGGATCTTTAGAATAACCCATTGGGTTCATTCCTCCACCCATACTACCACCACGGTTTTTTTTCAGTTCACCAACAATTCTTTTTTTCTCTGCTTTTAAATTTTTCTTACCACCTTTAGTGTAAGCTTTCTCTGAATCTACTCGACCAAGCTCTTCGAGTCTATTCATTCTTTTAGTATTAGCCATAGCTGTCTCCTATTTTTTCTTAATTAAGCCCATTGCACCTTTTCCAGCCTTAATGCCAAAACTTGCTGAGCAGGCAATATATAATAAATGTTTGTAATAATCAGGGAGTGATTGCAAGGCAATAAACCCTGCTTCTATATGTACAGTCATTCCTGGAAAAAATACGAGTGTCGCTGGAGCGAGTAAACAAATTAAAATTAGTTCGTCTTTCCACGACCCTTTCATTTGATCTACTGCTGTTGTTTCCCATTTTACTTTTCCAGCAATCTGATCTTGTTTTAATTTAGTTGCTGCTTTAACTTCTGTTACTTTAAGTTCAGCCTTCGCCTTTTTTGTCTCGACGAAGCCACGAACTGTGTCTGCGGCCACGCCGAGTAAAGGTTTTGCTAAGAGTTGCCAGACCATAGTCTAAGCTCCTCCTCCGCCACCAATTTGACTAATGACGATAATCACGATTATGGCTACAATAGCAGCCTTAATCCAATCCTTCATTTTCCAATCAGACCATTCTTTCAAATGTGCCCATAAATCTTTAACTAGATTCATAAAACCTCCTTGGTTAAAGCGTGTTAGTCTACTACATGTTCACAGTTTTTGCAATCACATGATTGACAAGAACTGCCGTTACTACAATGACATCCATGTCCACAATTCTTACATTCCATTAAAAAACACCTTTAAAAGGCACCTTTTTAATTTGCATTTTACTACGTTGTCCTTTTGGTCCACTACCTAAATTATCTATTTTTGTAGGTCCTTG